CTTGGGGTGTATTCTACCCTGATGAAGATAGTCCAGCTAATTTAATATTATTAGATGCAGTAAAAGAACGATTTGAGTTTCCAGAGCTACGTCGTAAAGCGTTAGAGCAATATGATTATTGGCAACCAGAGTCAGTGATTGTTGAGGCTAAAGCTAGTGGTATGCCGCTTACTTATGAGCTTAGAAAGATGGATATTCCGGTAATGAATTTTACACCAAGTAGAGGAAATGATAAACATGCAAGGGTCAATTCTGTTGCACCTTTGTTTGAATCTGGTATGATATGGGCGCCTGAACAAAAGTTTGCAGATGAAGTTATTGAGGAATGTGCAGCTTTTCCATACGGCGACCATGACGACTTGGTAGACTCAACCACCCAGGCTCTCATGCGATTTAGACAAGGCGGCTTTCTACAACACCCAGAGGATTATGTAGAAGATGAAACGCCTCCACGTAAACGAGAGTATTATGGATGATATAATAAAATTATTGCAAGAATTGATGTCTAAAAAGCCTACTCCAAAGGGTGGGATAGCTGATACTGCGGCTGGTGTAGATTTTATTGGTAAAAGATTATCTAAAGAACAGATAGGAGATTTTACTATTATTGGTTCTAGATTAACCGATGCTAGTTTATTTAGACCATTTAGTATTAGAAATGTTGGTAGAGATAATAGATACATGTATATGAGAGATTATGCAGATGAACTGCAAAGTAACTTTGAAAAGACATTAAGATTTATACAAGACAATCCAGACATTAGATTAACTCAAGCACAGAAAGATAATGTGTTCTACAATCTTGGTGTTTACAGACGAGTCAATGCTGAGAAAAATAAATTAGAAAAAGGTTATATTGATGAAGGTAAAAACCCAGAAGAGATTTATAAAAAAACAGATGAAGAAAGACCTTTAGAGGAATTACCATTTGTAAAAGTTTTAGAGAGAACACAAAAAACAATGGAAGATTTTCAGAAAAAAGTAAAAGAAACTGAAGATATATTTAAGTCACCAAGTGCAGATGAATTATCTGCAGGTCAGATTAGATATAAAAAACTGTACAATGGTCCGGGGTACGAGAGCGGTAATTCAAGTTTATACAGAGGTTATGGTAGTAGCTTTTTACCAAGACTACATGAAAAAGGAATTATCAAACTAGATGATGAGATTTATCAAAACTTAAAACAAGGTAAGCACCACTGGGGTGGAGCAGATTTCTTCGCACCTGATCCTATTAGAATATGGAGAAAACATTTTGGTGATGATGTCTTTAAAAAATTAGATAACTTCGATCCAGATAACGAAGACATCTTTCAATGGGCAACACGAAACAATGTTCAACCTATAAATAAAGTTGGCCCTAAGAATGCGTTAGAGTATATGAACTCAACAGAGATTGCACAAAGGTTAACGGATGAAGCAGAACTACTTAACAAGTACAAGGACCCTGGATCAGCAGGTGAGAATGCTAAATACTATTACGCAGATAAACCTGATCAAAGAATGGAACGGATCACGTACCACGCAGAAAACATACAAGGCTATGAGACAGCTTTACAGAAAATGGACCCTGAAGCATATAACAAATACGCTGCAGAGTTCCGTCAAAAAACAAATGATGCAAATGTAATACCATTTAACAAAGATGAAGGTATTTTAGCTGTTAAATCAGGAGCAGAGGCAGAAGGTATGTTAAAAGATTTCTTACAAAAATCAGATCAAATATCTGGTGAAAATGTTAAACCAATTAAAGAAGGTCAAACAACTGTAAAAAAAGATAGTTTACCAATAAGATTAATTAAAAATATTAATACTGAATTAAGACTTACAGACTTAACAAATGAAGGTTATTCAAAAGAACAAGCAGAAGTTTTAATTAAAGCAAGAAACAAAATGACATCTGGCGAAGAGATAAATCCTAACGAAGCATTACTAAGAGTCAAAGAAGAAATGGCTGATGATGCAGGTGTAGATGTAGATGAGTTAGATTTTGATTTTGAAATAGAAGAACCAGAACCTATTGATGAGTTTGCAGAAGGTGGACGTGTTAATTTTAATCAAGGATCTGGTCCAGCAGCAGGTCCAGCAGCAGGTCTTGCAAGTCTAACTCCTTACCAAGAAGAATATTATAATGATAAAATAATTAGGGATAATATGGATGAAATTAAAAACAATATATATAATAAATATATTCTTCCAAATTTGGATCCTTTTAAAGATATAACTGATAAAGATATATATGATGAGTATGATGAAAGAGAAGGATATACAAGTATGTTTAAAAAAGGTTTTACAACAAAAGACGGTAAAGATATTTTAATTCCATATAAATCAGATGATAATTTAGATATTGATGGACTATTAGAAATACTTGATTTAAGAGAACTAGGTGGTCCAAATGAAAATTATAACGTTATGAAAAAATTACCTAAAGAGCGTGAAGTATAATGGCTTATATATTTGATCCGATACGAAACACATTTGTAGATGATGAAGATACAAGTCTTGGTAACAAACTTGCATTAAACGATACGTCAGAAGAAATCATTAGACAGATCGACGAGCAGTTTGGTCCAGGCACCTTGTTTCCTGCATCAGAAGCACCCCCTCCTCCTAAGACTATCGAGAGGGATATGTATAAAAATGCGTTTAAAGAAAGCGCAGCAGATGGTGGATTGATGAGACAGAACTTTCAAAAAGGAACAGATCCAATTGTTATTCCTAAATATCCTGACCTAAGACAATTTAGTCCCTATCCAAGTCCTGCAAAAGATAAGTTAATATCTAAATTTCAAAAAGATTTAAAAAAATATCTCTTAAACGAAATTAAAAAATTTAATAAAACAGCACTACCTAAAGAAAAATATCAATTAATTGAAGCAGATATTCATAGAGCTATGGGATATAATCCTAGCACAGGAAATAAACCACCTAAATCTTTAATAAAATACGTAAAAGAAACAATTAACACTTTACCAAAAAATGGAACTTGGGAAATTAATACAACAGGAAAAGGTCAACTATCAGATTCTTCATCTAGAAGTAATCCAATACCGGATGAAATTAAAAACAATATTAAAAATTTTTTTAGAAAAAATTATAAAACAAAAACTCTTGCACAAATGGCTGAAGAACTTTCTGGTGTGCAAAGAGGTAATCCATTGTTTTCTAGCGTTCAAGAAAATATAAAAAGATATAAAGATTTTTTAATTGAAAAAAATATAATTAAACTAAAAGATCTACCAAAAGGAATGTCTGGATCTGAATTTGGAACTAAAGCTCCACCAGAAGCATATGCCGGGTATAGAAAAAAAACAAAAGATTTAGCAAAATTATTGGGTATAGATAAAGATCCTAAATATTTTTATACTAGAGGTAAAAATAAAGGAAAATTTTCTTATGCTAAATTTGATAATGAATTATTAAAATTTTTAAATTACAATTTAATTAAAGGATCTTTAAGTCCAGATTTTCCTATTGAAATGTTACCAAGCCTAGAACACACTGTAGGAGTAGGTCCCGGAAAAATTACAGGACAAGGGGATGCTTTAAGAAAAGTAGAATTACAAACAAAACAATATAATTTTGACCCTAAAAAAGGCGTAAGCGCTAGATCTAAAATTTTTAGAGACGTTCAAAGTTATTTAAAAACATCTCAAAAAAATTTTAATTCGGGTAACTTAAATGAAGCAGATGATTCTTTAAAAACAGTTAATAAACTTTATGATTTAGTTGCGGAAAGATTTTCTTTAAAAAGAAAAGATTTACCTAAGTATATAGTAGATAAAAAAGGAATCAGAGAAGTAAACGTAAAACAAGTATTAAAACCAGAGACAGTTCAAAAATCTTTTTTTAATTTTTTTAAAAAAGTAGCTAATCAAGCTAGCGATAAAACATTAAAACAAATTGAAAAAGTACAACCTTCTGTTGCTAAAGTAATAAATTTATTTAAAAAAGGGAAAGATACTTTAGCTAAAGATTATATTAAAATAAGAATGCCTGATGTAAAAGGTGGTGAGTTATTTTCTTTTGCTGGTTATGGCCCAATGCCTACTATAGAACTTGGTGAAAAAGTTATGAAAGTTGCTAAAGCTATTAAGCCTGCAGCAAAAGCATTAGGTGCGGCAACTGTTGCGGTTGATCCTATATTTGCAGCTTTAGATTTTTCAAAAGCATCCGGCGAAGGAGTTTCAGGTGGTCAAGCAGCTTCTTATACTGGACAAAGTTTTTTTCAAGACTTGATGAATTTACCAAGAACTTTAGAAGATCTTGCATATACAGCTACAGAAAAAGGTACCTTTGATAATTTTGGAGAAAAAGAAAATAGAATATTTGATTATAAACCTAAAACTTTCGCGGATGATTATTTAAAAAAAGTAGTAGAGCAAACACCAAAAGAAGTTTTAGAAGCAAGAAAAGCTATTATAGATTTTGATACATCTATTTTACCAAACATGACTATGGTTGATGATATGGAAATACCTTCATCAAAAAAAGAAATAGATGAAGCTAGAAATTTATTTATGAATGAAAGAGGTGTTGATCTTTCTGTGTTAGATAATCTTGAAGAAGATAAACCTAAGTTATCTCCAACAATAGAATCTTTAGTAGCTCCTGATCAAACATTAAATCAATTTTTAGCTGATGGTGGCCGTGTTGGTTTCAACGGCGGCGGTGCAGTTGGTGCTGATGAAGACTTTGCAAAAGAATTAGAATATTTTTTATTGAACCCTGATGCTGAATTACCAAAAGCAGATAGCTACAGAGAAACCATGAACCCTGTTGCGTTATTAAATGACATGATCGATCCAAGAAACTATGCATACTACGCAGATAGATTAGCAGAGACTGGTATTAGAATTGGTGAGTTTGGTGCAAGAGTATTACCTGCACTTGGTCAGTTGACCGCGGATCTTATACAAAGACCTGCGTTCAAAGTTACAGGTGGAAGTGGTCAAGGCTATGTTCAAGACTACACAGATATACTACCATCTAATATTAAAGGTACAGGAATCTTTACTGAGTTTTTAGATAACTTAGTTGGAACAGAAGGTACAAAAGTTATTACAGAAAAAACAGGATTAGCAGATTTAATTAGATCAGAAGAACAAAAACAAAAAGATAGAAGATCAACAGCAGGTCCTAAAATATTAGCAGACCAAGTAACTCTTGGTGCAGAACTTACAGCACCTATATTTCCTGGTTTAAAATTATTAAAAGCATATGCTAAGAATAGAAAGCTACCGGTTAATGATACGACAAAAGAAATTTTAGAAAAAGAAATTGATGAAGTGTTATCAGCACAAAATTTAACACGTAGAGATTTTTTAAAAGCAACAGGTGCAGGTGGTACAATTATTCTCGCTAAAATGTTAGGGTTTGGAGATGAACTTGCAACTACAACTAAAGTTGCAGAGAAAGTTGCAAAAGACACTGTAGGTGGAACTTACCCTCCTCCATACTTTTTTAAACTGGTAGATAAAATTAAGTTTATGGGTGATGATGTAACAAAAAAAGCTGCGACTAAAGATAGAGAAGTGGTTAAAAGATACAAAGAATATGAAATGAGTGAAGATGTTTCAACAGGAGAGATTACAATTGTAAAAAGAAACGAAGGATCTTTTTATGACCAAGATGGTATACTATCTGAAGAATATATAATTTACAAACCAGGTATGGCTGATGAGACAACAAAAGGTACTCCTCCTCCTGAATATGAAGAGTTTACAGTAAGACCAGATAGTGAGGGTAAACTAAAAGATTCTGAAGATGGCCTAGATAGCCTAGAAGAAATTTTAGAAGAAGTAGGTGACCCTGATTCTTTAACACTTAAAAAATGAAAAAATTAACTAAAACAATACCACCTAAAAGAGGGCCCAATCCACAGGGGTTGAATATTCCTCTAAAACAAGTTAAAGTGGCTGATACACCGGAGAAAATAAATGGCAGATATAGACAAGTCGTTACCAAACGTAAAAACATCGATTGAGGTTGATCCTCAAGAAGAAATAGAAATTGAACAGGAGAAAGCTTTAGAGGCTGAAGATCCTGGCGTAGAAGTTACACCTAATGAAGATGGTAGTGTCGAAGTTAACTTTGATCCAAGTAAAGTTAACATAGAAGGAACACCAAATCATTTTGATAACTTAGCAGAATTATTACCAGAAGATATTACAGATCCAATTGGATCTGAACTTGTAGAAAATTATATGGACTACAAATCTTCTAGAAAAGAATGGGAACAAGCATACACAACTGGTTTAGATCTTTTAGGATTTAAATATGAAAACAGAACAGAACCTTTTCAAGGAGCTAGTGGTGCAACTCACCCAGTTCTTGCAGAAGCTGTTACACAGTTTCAAGCAGGAGCTTATAAAGAATTACTACCTGCAGAAGGACCGGTTAGAACACAAATAGTTGGTAACCCTGACAGAGAAAAAGAAGCTCAAGCTAATCGTGTTAAAGATTACATGAACTATGAGCTGATGGAAAAAATGAATGAGTATGAACCTGAGTTTGATCAAATGTTATTTCATCTACCACTTGCAGGTTCTACATTTAAAAAAATTTACTATGACGATTTACTAGGACGAGCTGTATCAAAGTTTGTTCCAGCAGATGATTTAGTCGTTCCGTATTCTGCTACCTCATTAGAGGATGCGGAAGCGATTATTCAAATAATTAAAATGTCAGAAAATGATTTAAGAAAACAACAAGTCAATGGTTTTTATTCTGACATTGAATTAGAAAAACCACAAAGTGTTACAAAAGACGAAGTAGAAAACAAAGAGAGAGAATTAGAAGGAAGTAAAAAAACTGGTAAACAAGAAACAATTTATACATTGTTAGAGTGCCATGTTAATTTAGACTTAGAAGGTTTTGAAGATAAAGATGCAGAACTGAATCCAACAGGAATTAAACTACCTTACATTGTAACTGTTGATGAAACTTCAAGAAAGGTTTTAGCAATTCGTAGAAACTACGAACCTACAGATCCAAAAAGAAATAAGATCCAATATTTTGTACATTTCAAATTTCTACCGGGACTAGGATTTTATGGTTTTGGATTAATCCACATGATTGGCGGATTGAGTAGAACTGCAACTGCTGCACTCCGTCAATTGTTGGATGCAGGAACGTTATCTAATTTACCTGCTGGATTTAAACAGCGTGGTATCAGAGTAAGAGATGAAGCAGCTCCATTACAACCTGGTGAGTTTAGAGATGTAGATGCACCTGGTGGTAATTTAAGAGATGCATTTATGACTTTACCTTACAAAGAACCTTCAACAACTTTATTACAGTTGATGGGTGTAGTTGTACAAGCTGGTCAAAGATTCGCGGCTATTGCTGACATGCAAGTAGGAGAAGGAAACCAAGGTGCTGCAGTTGGAACTACTGTTGCATTATTAGAACGTGGTTCTCGTGTTATGTCTGCAATTCACAAAAGATTATATGCAGGGATGAAACAAGAATTTAGATTACTTGCAAAAGTATTTAAAACTTATTTACCACCTGTTTATCCTTTTGATGTGGTTGGTGGCAAAAGAGAAGTTAAACAAATGGATTTTGATGACAGGGTAGATATCTTACCAGTTGCGGATCCAAATATATTTTCAATGGCACAAAGAATTTCAATGGCACAAACTGAATTGCAACTTGCAACATCACAACCACAATTGCATAATTTGTATCAAGCTTATAGAAAAATGTATGAAGCGTTGGGTGTAAAAAATATTGATCAGGTTTTACCTCCTCCTGCTCCAATGCAACCAATGGATCCAAGTTTAGAACACATAAATGCTTTGGGTGGGAAACCTTTTCAAGCATTTCGTGCACAAGATCATAGAGCACACATTACTTCTCACTTAACTTTTATGTCTACTAACATGGTTAGAAACAATCCACAGATTATGGCAGCTATTCAAAAGAATATTTTAGAACATATTAGTTTAATGGCTCAAGAACAGGTAGAACTAGAGTTTGCAGAAGCAATACAACAAATTCAAATGCTTCAACAACAGGCTCAACAAGATCCACAAGCTCAACAACAGCTACAAAAACTTTCTCAAGACATAGAAGCAAGAAAATCTGTATTAATTTCTGAACTTACAGCTGATTTTGTTAAGGAAGAGAAGGAAATTACGTCACAATTTGATTCTGATCCGTTATTAAAACTAAAATCACGAGAAGTTGACCTACGTGCGATGGAAAATGAGCGTAAAAAAGAAGCTGATGAAGCAAAAGCAGACCTTGATAGAGCAAAATTGGTTCAAGCAAGAGATATTTTTGATGATAAGCTAGAACAAAACCAAGATTTAGCAGAATTAAGAGCTGGAGTAAGTCTTGCAAAAAAAAATAATAGTAATATAAATTAGTAAAGGTAAATATTATGATAAATTATAAAAAATCAAAAGAAGTAGCAATTCCTGAGCAGAATATTGAAGTAGATCCAAGATCTAAGACTACTGCAGATGGTGCTTTCAACTATATTCCTACTGGAGACAAGGAAAAAGTTAGAGGACAAAAAAGAATGCTAGCTGAAAAGAAAAAACCGGCTACTTGGTACTAAATCATGTGGTTATCGGCAATTAAATTAGCCG